ATGGGAAGAAGCATGTGTTCTATATGGTTTAGAAATACCACCTCTTATATAATGTTAATATACGTATAAACAAGTGATTATAAATAAAACAAATAAACAATTAAATTTAATCAAATGAATAAAGTAACTGAAGAAGAATTAAAAACAATAAAAGATCAACAAAAGAAGACTAATGATATATTACTAGAGTTAGGATTCTTATCTACAAGAGAACACGCTTTGCTTCATGAAATTGCTGATATAAATAAACAAGTTGAAAAAACAAAACTTGAATTAGAGCAAAAATATGGAGAAGTTAATGTTCATATTGAAACTGGAGAAATAACAGAAATAGAAACTCCAATGGAAACAGTAGAGACTGATGGCTAATATAATTAGAAAGATTAGTATAGGGTCAGACTATAAAAACGACGCTATGCATTATGCGTTAGGTCAAGAGGTTTATGGAGGTCATATTATTTGTGATATTCTCAATAATACTGAAGAAGGAGAATACTTAATTTACATTGAAAAGAATAATGAAGTATTACCATGGAAGAAGTTTAATTCCAATATGGCTATTGCCGTAGAGTTTGATCTAAAGTATTAATGAAGAGTTTACATAATTTCATCATTAAACCGTATAATAAACGGTATGAAAATACACGATACGTTGGTGATAAAGAATTGATAGTTAACACTACAATATCTAATCATGAGTTTGTAAGTAAAAAAGCTGTAGTAGTTTCTACTCCTGCAGCTTTTGAAACTGATATCTCAGTTGGTGACGAGGTTTATGTTCACCATAACATTTTTAGAAGATGGTATGACCAGAAAGGTAAAGAACGTAATAGTTCTACTTATTTCAAAGATGACCTATACTTCTGTTCTCCCGAGCAAATGTATATGTATAATAACCGGTGTCATTTAAACTATTGTTTTGTAAAACCAATATTAAATACATCGAGTTTAAGCACTTTAAAAGAGAAAGAATATTTTGGTATATTAAAGTACGGTAATAGTTCCTTAGAAGCCGTAGGAGTAACACCTGGGACCCTTGTAGTCTTTACACCTAATTCTGAGTTTGAATTTATTATAGAGGGTGAAAGACTTTATTGTATGAAATCTAATGATATAGCCGTAACACATGAATACGAAGGAAACGAAAAAGAAAATAATCCAAGCTGGGCAAAAAGCAATTGAGGAGTTAATAAAAGTAGCTAAAGAGAAAATTGTTGACTCTGACGATGATGTTTCCGCTGATAGACTAAAAAATGCAGCGGCTACGAAAAAACTAGCTATAATGGATGCTTTTGAAATATTAAATAAAATTAATGAAGAAGAAGAATTACTCAGTATTAAACCCAAAGATAAGGTAGAAGAAAGATCTTTTAAAGGATTTGCTGAAGGGAGGAGCAAGTGAGTTATCAGCAAACACTTTGGAAAGAAGTAAAAGATATAGTAAATCCCAAAATACTTAAAAAACAGAATAGATTAAAAAAATGGGATTATGGTTATAACTCAGATTACGACTTTATAGTAATTAGTAAAACTGGTGAAATTGGACAAATCATTGAGATCCAAAATCTTCGTATTGCACTACCAGCAGAAGATGAATGCTTTAAACGAAGCAAAGATAAAGAGAAACAATACTGGGAGAAACAAGAATACCCAAAAGAACTAGCTAGAATAAAAAGTAGATTTGATTGGGAGGATTATCCAAATTATTTTAAAGAGAAATGGTACGATTATATTGATGATGAGTTTAAACGAAGAGATGAAGGATATTGGTTTTACAACAATGGTATTCCTACTTATATTACTGGTACTCATTATATGTACTTGCAATGGTCAAAAATCGACGTCGGAGCTCCCGATTATAGAGAGTCAAATAGATTCTTCTTCATATTTTGGGAGGCATGCAAAGCAGATAATAGATGTTATGGGATGTGCTATCTTAAAAACAGACGGAGTGGATTTTCTTTTATGTCCTCAGCAGAACTTGTCAATCAAGCAACAATATCTTCAGATGCCAGATTCGGTATCCTTTCAAAGTCTGGAGCAGATGCTAAAAAAATGTTCACAGATAAAGTTGTCCCGATATCCGTTAACTATCCGTTTTTCTTCAAGCCGATCCAGGATGGTATGGATCGTCCTAAGACCGAATTGGCATATAGAGTCCCAGCTTCAAAACTTACTAGACGAAAACTAGAAGCAAATGAACAGCTTAGAGAGCTTGAAGGATTAGACACTACAATAGATTGGAAAAATACAGGAGATAACTCTTACGATGGTGAAAAGTTAAAAATCCTAGCACATGACGAATCAGGAAAATGGGAAAGACCTGACAATATATTAAACAACTGGAGAGTTACAAAAACTACACTTAGACTAGGGAGAAGAATCGTAGGTAAGTGTATGATGGGCTCAACTTCAAACGCATTAGATAAAGGTGGGAATAATTTCAAAAAACTATACGAAAGTTCAAACGTTGAAAAAAGAAATAGAAATGGACAAACAGCTTCTGGCCTCTACTCTCTTTTCATCCCTATGGAATGGAACTACGAAGGATTCATGGATACTTTTGGATCACCTGTCTTCCTTACACCAAAAGATCCAATCAAAGGAATTGATAATATCCCAATTAAAGTTGGAGTTATCGAACACTGGGAAAACGAAGTTGACGGATTAAGTGAAGATCAAGATAGTTTAAACGAATATTACAGACAATTTCCTCGTACAGAACAACACGCATTCCGAGACGAAGCTAAAGATAGTTTATTTAATTTAACACGTATTTATCAACAAATAGATGCTAATAACGATTTAAATAATGGAGCACAAGTAACAAAAGGTAATTTCATGTGGGAAAATGGTGTGAAAGATACAAAGGTTGTATTCATGCCAAATAACACTGGAAGATTTCATGTTAGTTGGATACCACCTCAAGGCCAACAAAATAGAGTTATATTAAAAAATGGAATTAAATACCCTGGTAACAATCATGTCGGAGCATTTGGTTGTGATTCTTATGATATTAGTGGTACTGTCGATGGTAAAGGGTCTAATGGATCACTTCATGGACTAACTAAGTTCTCTATGGAAGATGCTCCACCAAATCATTTCTTTTTAGAATATATATCTAGACCTCAAACAGCTGAGATATTCTTTGAAGACGTTTTAATGGCTTTAGTATTTTATGGTATGCCTATTTTAGCGGAAAACAACAAACCTAGATTGTTATATTATTTAAAAAGAAGAGGATATAGAGGATTTAGTATGAATAGACCAGATAAAGTATGGAATAGATTGTCGATAACTGAAAAAGAAGTCGGAGGAATACCTAATTCTAGTGAAGATATAAAACAAGCTCATGCAGCTGCTATAGAAAGTTATATTGAAACGTATGTAGGAATATTGGAAACTGGATGTGGAGATATGTACCATCAAAGAACTTTAGACGATTGGAGTAGATTTAATATAAATAATAGAACAAAGCATGATGCGTCTATAAGTTCAGGATTAGCTATAATGGCTTGTAATAAGAATAAATATAGACCCGTAGCCAATAGAAATTTACAACCAGTATCGTTAGGTTTTAAAAAATACGACAACGAAGGTTCAATGTCAAAAATAATAAGATAAATGCAAATAACTACAAACAGCAATAGTTCTTTTCCAGACCAAATAGTGTCAGATCAGGTTAAAGCAACTCTAGATTATGGACTTCAAGTAGCTAGAGCTATAGAAGGAGAATGGTTTAGAAATTATAGAGGTGGCGGTTATAGATTTGCTACTAATTTCAATAATTATCATAGATTAAGATTATATGCTAGGGCTGAACAACCCGTTCAAAAATATAAAGATGAATTAGCTATTGATGGAGATTTGTCTTATTTGAACTTAGATTGGAGACCTGTTCCAGTTATATCTAAATTTGTTGATATTGTGGTCAATGGGATATCTAGTAGAGATTGGAGCATAAATGCTTTCGCTCAAGATCCCACTTCATTAAAACAACGAACAGCATATGCTGAGGAATTAGATGCAGATGTAAAGCAACGTGAATTAAGAGATTTCATGGAGCAGCAAACTGGTTTGAAGTTTAGAAACAAAAAAGCGGAAGAATTAGACATTCAATCAGAGGATGATATTAAATTACACTTGCAATTAGATTATAAACAATCTATTGAAGTAGCTCAAGAAGAACTAATAAATCAAATTTTAGACAAGAACAAGTATGAGCTTGTTAACAAGAGAATTAATTATGATTTAACTGTATTAGGTATAGGTGCTGTTAAAACCGAATGGAATAAAGCAGAGGGTGTAGTTGTTAAATATGTAGATCCAGCAACTTTAGTTTATTCTTACACTGAAGATCCTAATTTTGAAGACTTGTACTATGTTGGTGAGGTAAGACCGGTTTCAATCGCTGATTTAAAAGTGCAATTTCCTTATCTAACAGATAGTGAAATGCAGGAAATACAAAAGTATCCTGGTAATGCAGAATATTTAAGAAATTGGAATGGAAGATCTGATGATCAAACGGTTCAGGTATTATATTTTGAGTATAAAACATACAGTAATCAAGTTTTTAAAATAAAAGAAACTGCATATGGTTTAGAAAAAGCCCTAGAAAAACCTGATACATTTAATCCACCAGAAAGTGATAGTTATTCTAAGGTTTCCAGATCTATAGAAACATTATACACTGGTGCTAAAATATTAGGACATCCTTTAATGATGCAATGGGGAATGTCAGAGAATATGACTCGTCCTGAAGCAGATACTACTAAAGTTAGAATGAACTACAATATTTGCGCACCTCGAATGTATAAAGGTCGTATAGATTCTTTAGTAAATAGAATTACAGGATTTGCTGATATGATTCAATTGACTCATTTAAAAATTCAACAAGTTTTATCTAGAGTTGTTCCAGACGGTGTTTATGTGGACGTTGATGGATTAGCAGAGGTGGATCTTGGTAATGGTACTAATTATAATCCAGCTGAAGCCTTGAACATGTATTTCCAAACTGGTAGTATAGTTGGTAGAAGTTTAACTCAAGATGGAGAAATAAACCATGGTAAAGTACCTATTCAAGAGTTAAACAGTTCAAGTGGTCAAGCAAAGATCCAATCATTGATAGGTACTTATCAATATTATCTTCAAATGATTAGAGATGTCACTGGTTTAAATGAGGCTAGAGATGGTACGTTACCAGATAAACAATCTTTAGTAGGATTACAAAAGTTAGCTGCTTATAACTCTAATATAGCTACTAAACATATATTAAAAAGTAGTTTATACCTTACTGTTAGAACAGCTGAAAACATATCTTTACGTGTTAATGATAGTTTAAACTTCCCTTTAACTAGAAGTGCTTTAGAAACAAGTATATCTATTTTTAATGTAAAAACTTTAGATGAGTTAAGAAACAGTAGACTGCAAGACTTTGGGATATTTTTACAATTATCTCCGGATGAGGAAGAAAAAGCTATTTTAGAACAAAACATACAAATTGCTTTACAGGCTGGAGGAATCGACTTAGAAGATGCTATTGATATTAGAGAAGTGAAAAATTTAACTCTAGCAAACGCTATGTTGAAACAACGTAGAAAGAAGAAAGAGAAAAAAGACCAAGAGAAACAGCAGCAAATGATTCAAGCTCAAGCTCAAGCAAACGCTGAACAAGCAGAGAGAGCAGCACAAGCTGAAATGCAAAAACAACAAGCATTAGCTCAAACAGAAATTCAAATAGAACAAGCTAAAGGTCAGATCAAGGAAAAGCAAATGCAATTAGATGCTCAATTACAAAGAGAAGTAATGCAATTTAAGTTTGGATTTGACCAGCAGTTAAAGCAAATGGATATTGATAAAGATACAGCTAAAGAAAAACAAATTGAAGACCGTAAAGACGAAAGAACCAGAATACAAGCTACCCAACAAAGTCAAATGATTAATCAAAGACAAAACGATAGCTTACCAACAAATTTTGAATCTCAAGACGAAAGTGAAACTGGATTTGGAATTTAATTTTATTAATTATTATATTATATTATGTCAACTACAAAAGAAGAACAAGAACACTTAAAAGTGAAAGTTAAGAAACCATCATTAAAAAGAAGTAATGATGAAGTTTTTAAAGTTAAAATAGAAGATACAAAAGAAAATGCCATTTCAGAGCCAGAAACAAAGAAGGTTGTGCTACAGTCTTCTACACAAGAAACAGAGGAAGAAACAACGGAAAAAGTGGGATTGCAAGAAGTGGGATCAACACACGATGAATCTGAAAAAACTTCCCCTGAGGAAGAAGTAACCGTTTTAAATAATGTAACTGAAGATGATAATACATCTAAAGAAACTATAATTCCCGAATTTAACCTTCCTGAAAACATTGAGAAGTTAGTAACTTTCATGAATGAAACAGGTGGTTCTATGGAAGATTATGTTAGGTTAAATCACGATTATTCAGATGTGGATAACATAACTTTACTAAAAGAATATTATAAAAATAGTAAACCTCACCTTAATAACGAAGAAGTTGATTTTTTAATTGATGAAAATTATTCTTATTTAGATGATGAGGAAGAAAAGATTAAGCGTAAAAAAACATTAGCGCTTAAAGAAGAAGTTGCAAAGGCCAAAGGGTTTTTGAACAATTTAAAGGACCAGTACTACAAAGAAATCAAGTTGAATTCAAATGTAGATCCTGAAATGTCAAAAGCAGTTGACTTTTTCAATAGATACAACGAAGAGCAAAAAACTTATGCTGCTCAACATGATATGTTTGTCAACGATACTAAAAATTATTTCTCTAACGAATTCAAAGGTTTTGATTTCGAAGTTGGGGAAAAGAAGTTTAAGTATAATGTTAACAACAAAGCAACAGTTGCTGATCAACAATCCAATATACAGAATTTCATAGGAAAGTTTCTAAATGAAGATGGTTCTGTAAATAATTTAAATGGATATCACAAAGCGTTATATGCTGCGGAAAATGTTGATACAATAGCTGAGCATTTTTATGAGCAAGGCAGAGCTGATGCTATAAAAAACATTGAAGCCAAATCAAAAAATATAAATCCTGAACCTAGAAAAGTAGATGATGGAAACGTTTATATTAATGGGTGGAAAGTTAAAGCAATTAGCGGAGTGGATAGTTCTAAGTTGAAAATAAAAAAGAAAACAACATAAAAAACAAAAAAAATGAGTTTATCAGGAGGGGCGTTTCCCCCAAGTTTAGTTCCATCTCAAAAAAGAATGGTTTTGAGAGAGAATTATCTTTCATTTGACAGTGGTACAGGTGGTGGTACTTTTGCACAGCAATATTTACCAGAACTTTACGAACAAGAAGTAGAAAGATACGGAAACAGGACATTGTCAGGTTTCTTAAGAATGGTTGGCGCTGAAATGCCAATGACATCTGATCAAGTAATTTGGTCTGAACAAAACAGGTTACACGTTGCTTATCAGAATGCACAGATTTCTGGTGGAGCTGGTGCAACGGTTCTTACTATTAATTTAGCAGGTACAGGAACATCGGCGCATGCTATTAGAGTTGGTCAAACTCTTCTAGTTGCTGATAACGCCACTGGTTTAGTTACACAAAAAGTGTTAGTAACTGGTGGAATTTCAGCTACAGCTATGGATGTAACACCTTATGACGCTACAACATGGAATGCTTCTATGCCAACAGCTGTGGATGCAGTTAATGTATTCGTTTATGGTGCTGATTTTGGAAAAGGAACATTAGGTATGGATGGTTCAATAGAACCTTCTTTCACTCAATATCATAATTCTCCTATCATCATAAAAGATAAATATGAGATTAATGGATCTGACACAGCGCAGATTGGTTGGGTTGAAATAGCTACTGAAGATGGTCAATCTGGATACCTTTGGTATTTAAAAGCCGAATCAGAAACTAGATTGAGATTTGAAGATTATCTTGAAATGTCTATGGTTGAAGGTGAATTAGCTGGTCATACTTTTTATCAGCCAGGTTCAGGAACCCAATTGGTTAATGGTACGCAAGGTTTATTCGCTGCTATTGAAGCAAGAGGAAATATCTATTCAGGATTTGCAGGAGCTGCTGCTCCAGGTTCTGGTGCTTTAGGAGATTTCGATGAAATCCTTAAACAATTAGATAAGCAGGGTGCTATTGAAGAAAACATGCTTTTCTTAGCTAGACAAACTGCTCTTGATTTTGACGATATGATTGCTGCTATGAACGGATCATATGCTTCTACTCAAGCTGCTTCTTACGGTCTTTTTGACAATGATGCAGATATGGCGCTTAATTTTGGTTTTTCTGGGTTTAGAAGAGGTTCTTATGACTTCTACAAAACTGATTGGAAATACTTAAACGATGCTTCTACTAGAGGATTATCAAACGCTATTGATGGTGTTATGGTTCCTGCTGGGACATCTACAGTGTATGACCAAATGTTAGGTACTAACATTAGACGTCCTTTCTTACACGTAAGATATAGAGCTTCTGAAACTGAAGATAGAAGAATGAAATCTTGGTTAACTGGTTCTGTTGGTGGTGCTTATACATCATCTTTAGATGCTATGGAGGTACACTTCTTATCTGAAAGATGTTTAGTAACTCAAGCAGCTAATAATTTCGTGTTATTTAAAGCAGCTTAATATTTATATAATGTGGGGAGAAATCCCCACTTTATTAATCTTTTAAATAATAGAAATTATGACTTTATTAGAAATAAATACCAGTGTTGAAGGGTTGTATCATTATGATATTTCTTCCTTATTTAACTGCGAAACAGACGGCACGGAAGTAAACGTAAGTATTTTCCCTGGAGCAAATTCAGTAAACCAAGCCATTGGAAACATAATTCTTACTTGTGCTAAAAATGCGGTAACTGAAAGTATGATAATAGCTTTAAACAATGCTATAATTAATGGATCTGCAGCGCCGGGGGGAATCATAAACTTTAAAGAAGTTACAGGAGTCCAACCAGAGCAGGTAAGAATTCAAGCTCCTAGCTCGATTCCACAAATATCTTAATTATGATGAACTTAGTAAAATTTGACCTAAGTGGATTTCAATTCAACTTAGGCACAAACCTTGCGCTTGGAAGTGCATGGGACGATTCAGCAGCCGCGGGTAATTTAACCGCGAGTGCTACTACAACAAGAGTTGGTGTTGGTGGTAGTGGTAGTGGATTAGAAATTAGATTTAATACTAATGCTACACCAGCGATTAATCAATATACAGTAACAAACCACGGAAAAGGCTATAAAGCTGGAGACGTTATAACGTTTTCATTTACAGCTGCCGATGCTATAGCAACAGGCTCTTTTAGTATAACTTTTACTCCTGTAGCAGGTGATGGGTTTTATCAAGGAGGATGTGGTCAAGATGCAACCATTAAGTCTAAAAAGGGCTTTTTTGATGCGGATCCTGTTATTGGAATAATAACACCAGCTGCCACTCAACCTTCTTTCATCACAAGAGCGCGTGGTGGATCAAGTGCAGCACAAAATTCTGAGCCACTTCAAGTAACATTTGTTGCAACTGGAATGGATGATACTGATGCTGGACACTATGGGGTTAATAAAGCTATTTCTTTATGTATAGCAGATGCTAAAAGAAGACCTAATTCAAGGTTTGATTTAGCAGATTATTTACCTTCAGGAGTTACTATAGCTAATTATACTTATAAAGTGTAATTATACTTAAGTAAATTAAATACAAAAACAACAATGATCCCGCTTCGGTGGGGTCTTTTTAATTATTATATTATATTATATTATGGAAACAAAAGAAAAAACAAAGAAAAAACCTACAATTAAAACTGAGGTTAAAGAAAATACATGGGAATATAAAAATAGAGATTATTACTTGCTTAATAGACTCGAGCCTTTAACATATACAATTCCTAGTAAACACACTAGAAGATATCCATTAGTTTGGTTTGACCTAGATAAAGGATATGAAAGAGAATTAAGATATGCTACTAACCAAAAAAGCATTTTCGTTGATGAACAAAAAGGGAATGCAACTCTTTCTCATATAGTTTTTGAAAAAGGACATTTACATGTTCCAAAAGAAAAGAGGAATTTACAAGAATTTCTTGATCATCACCCTCATAAAGATATCATCTTTAAAGAGTTGAACTTAGTGCAAGAAGCTACTGATGATTTGTCAATGATAGAGCTACAAATCGAAGCACTAACAACAGCTAAGGACTTAGAAATAGATCATGCAGAGGCAATAATGAGAGTAGAAAAAGGCTCTGATGTATCTAAGCTGAGTTCTAAAGAATTAAGAAGAGATACTTTGCTTTTTGCTAAACAATCACCAGGTTTGTTTTTAGACCTAGTCAATGATGACAATATTCAATTAAGAAATATTGGTATTAATGCAAGAGAGCAAGGTATAATAATTTTATCTCCGGATCAAAGAACCTTTACTTGGGGTACTAATAAGAAGAAACTTATGACAGTTCCATTTGATGAAAATCCATACACTGCTTTAGCAGCTTGGTTTAAAACAGATGAAGGGTTAGAAGTTTATAGATCTATAGAGAAAAAACTTAAATAACAAGTGATTATAATTAAGGTGGCTTAACCGCCACCTTTTTTTTTAAAAATACAAGATATGATAGACGTAAATCAAGTTTACACAACAGTATTGTTTATCCTAAACAAGGAACAGCGTGGTTACATGACACCGGCTGAATTCAATAGTGTAGCAACACAAGTGCAATTAGAAATATTTGAAAACTATTTTGAAGAATTGAATGTGAATTTACGTGGTCCTCAAAATTCAGACGAATTTGCGGATAGAATAAACAATTTAGAAGAGAAGATATCTTTATTTAATAGAACAACTAGTTATACAACTAATCCTTTTACATTATTAAGTGCGGCTACAAACGTGAATAGGGTGCATAGGTTAGGAGTTGTATCATATCAAAATCCTTTAGGAGATAGTGTAGAAATAGAAAGAGTAACATGGAAGGATTTTAACTTGATTACCCGTAGTAATCTTACGCAACCTTCTACAGCTTTTCCTATATATAAACAAGCAGGTAACGTTATTAATGTATTTCCTCCTACATTAGACCTAGGCCAGTACAATGTGGATTACGTGGTAAAACCATTAGATCCAAAATGGAATTATAGTATTGGAGGAAGTGGGCAATATACTTATCAACAAACTGGTAGTCAGGATTTTGAGATATCAACACAAGACAAAGTAGAATTAATATTAGGAATATTAAAATACGCAGGAGTGATAATTAGAGATCCATCGATATTCCAACAGGCAAACGTCATGGAACAGGCGGATTCATTAATTGAAAAAAGTTAACATAGGATGGGATTAATAAACGAAACAAACGCACAGTATTACAATGGAGAACAATACTTTGACTTTGATACAATATCATCTGTAACAGCGTCGGAAATACAAGTTACTTTAGACACTAAACTGTATGATCAAAATACTTTACCTAATTATTTAGTATATTACAATAATACTCAAACTACTTTAAAAAATGGGGGAACTTGGAATTTAATAGATGCTAATGATTTATCTGTAAATGATACTAATAATATAACTATTAGCACAGGTGTTCCATTTGGTATAGGTTATTCTAACACGCCAAGCGCGGGTGGTACAGGATATCCAGTATCTTCCACTATTACAAATGTGGCTATTGTTGATCCTGGAGGGGTTGGAACTGGAATGGAAGCCACGATAACTACAGACGCTGGTGGAATAGTAACCAATGTTGTAATAACAAAAGCTGGATCTTTATATCCTGTTGGTCCAGGATTAATTATATCAGGTGGTAATAATGATGCTTTAATCGTATTAACACAGTATCTTCCTTACGGGCAAATAAAAGTTGCTTTACAACCTCAATCTTTATGGGATAATTATGGAAGTTATTCTTATATTACACTAAATGACATAGTAGACAACTTCATGGTTGGTTATGTAGGAAGTGAAAAATTAATAAAAAGAGTTCGTAGATCCGATGTTATCTTCCATGCTAAAAGAGGTTTACAAGAATTTAGTTATGACACTTTAAAAAGTATTAAATCTCAAGAATTAACTATACCTCCAAGTTTGTCTATACCCTTACCACAAGACTACGTAAATTATGTACAACTTTCGTGGGTTGACAAGTATGGAGTTAAACATATTATATATCCAACTCAATTAACTAGTAATCCTACCCAACCATTACTACAGGATCAAGTAGGAATGCCAATTCAAGATGGATATGAAGATAACATAGAAACTGAATCTGTAACTGATGACAGGTGGATGGTTAATAACACGGATAATCTAAATGGTGTTTTAGACGCACAATCATATAACGCGAATGTATACAATTGGACGTGGTGGAACGCTGCATTTGGAGAAAGATATGGATTAAACCCTGTAGATTCAAATATGAATGGTTGGTTTACTATAAATGAGAGAGAAGGAAAATTTTCTTTTTCTAGTAATTTGGTTAATCAATTGATAATCATAGAGTATATTTCAGATGGGTTAGCATACGACTTGGACACAAAGGTACCTAAAATGGCTGAAGAAGCTATGTATCTACATATTGCGTATAACATTATTGCTAATAGAAGTAACATGCAGGAATATGTGGTTCGTAGATTTAAAGTAGATCGTAGAGCCGCGTTAAGAAATGCTAAAATTAGATTACAAAATCTTAAATTAGACACCTTTATTCAAGTAATGAGAGGTAAATCTAAATGGATTAAACATTAAACATGGCTGAACAAAAGAATTTATTTATAAAATCCAAGATGAATAAAGACTTGGATGATCGGTTAATTCCAAATGGTGAATATAGAAATGCTGTCAATGTTATGGTTAGCAGATCTGAAGGACAAGATGTAGGAGCATTGGAAAACGTACTAGGAAATGAATTTATAAGCAATACTATAATCAAAGATAGCTTAGGAGTAGAAGTACCTAATTTAAGTGTTATTGGATATGGTAGAGATGAAGCTAATAATAGAATATTTTTATTTTTAACTGACTTTACAGATAACTCTAGCACAGGTATAAATAATATAGATACTTCAATTGGTAAACATTATGTTACTGTATACGATACGGTTACTTTTGATTACACTATTTTAGTCTCTGGCGGTTTTTTAAATTTCTCTAAAAATTCTTTAATAACAGGTGTTAATGTAGTAGAAAATCTTTTGTTTTGGACCGATAATAGAAATCAACCTAGAAAAATTAATGTTAATTACGCTTTAGATAGACCAGCAACTTCTACCACTCCTTATTATACCGCAGAAGATCATATAGCAGTAACAAGATATTATCCTTTCCAACCTATTCAATTATGGAAAGATGAAGGAGCTCCAAGTGGTATACAGGCTCAAATGAAATCTAAAAGTATTGTTAATAATCCTGCTAATCCTATAGATGCTCCAACAACTAACGCTAATCCCACGTATGATGCTAGTTATGCTGGAGATCCAGAGTTCATGAAGGATAAGTTTCTTAGATTTAGCTATAGATTCAAGTATGATGATGATGAGTATTCTATTGTTGCTCCTTTCACTCAAATAGCTTTTATTCCATTTCAAGATGGATTCTTTTCTAGTTATTCTCAAAACAATTGGGTTACAAAGAAAAGTGATGAAGAAGATGCTTACGAAAGTAGCATTACTAAGTTGATGGAAAATAAAGTTGATAGTGCTAATTTAATAATTCCATTACCAGCTCAAGTTAAAGATATAGCTAACGAGTATAAGATACAAGAAATAGATATACTATATAAAGAATCAGATAATATAAATATTAAAAAAATTGAAACTTTAAAAGTTGAAGATTTTGATAGTACTAGTACAGATGAATTTATAGAATATGAATATTTAGCTAGAAAATCTATTAACATATTGCCTGAATCTCAAACCACCAGAGCTTCTGATCAAGCGCCTATACGAACTATTTCTCAAGAAGTCGTTGGTAATAGAGTGGTGTATGGTAACTTTTTAAATAGATATCCGCATCCTGCTGAAATAGATTACAAAGTTAATGTCTCAGAAAAATTCCCTACAAATATAGTAATTTCTCCTTCTAATCCTTTAGCAGAGACAACTAGAATATCTTATCCTAATCACACTTTGAAAAGAAATAGAACTTATCAAGTAGGTGTGGTGTTAGCTGATAAATGGGGTAGACAATCCCCTGTTATTCTAAATGGTGATGTTACCAGTGAAACTATTAGTGGATTACAATTTGGATCTTCTACTATCACACATGAGTATATGGGAGATCCTAATCATCCAGATCCTTTAAAAGCATATACTGGCCCATGGAAGGGTACACCTGTCTTAGATTGGACAGGAGATAGTATAAAGTTGTTGTTTAACTCCAAGATTACAGTTCCGGGTTTACCTAATGACGGCTTATACGACAGTGTTAAAAACCCAGCTGGTTGGTATAGTTATAAAGTTGTTGTTAAACAAACAGAGCAAGAGTATTATAATGTATATTTACCAGGTATTTTAAATGGATATCCTATACCGGACTTTGAAGAATATGAC